ATGCATCATGGTCTTTTGGGGGTGGTTTACTATCTAAAACCAAGAAAACAACGATAACAGGGGGCGGGGATCTTTGTTTGTATCTTCTCCAATTGGGCGGCGCCAATATCGATTATGAATCTTGGTATAGTTTAGCCCCTGTTCTAGACAACTATAAATTTGCGGGCTACATTGGAGAAGATACATCTTCTCCACTTGAGTTTATAGAGCAGGAAATAACGCCCCTTTTACCTGTTCGCATTATTTATGGTAATGAAGGACTGAAGCCAATACTCGATTTGTTTGCAAGTGAATCAAGTTTATATGTGAAGCATCAAATATCCGCATCAAGTGACTTTCAGCAAAGCGGACCAATACAAACCATTACAGACATGTCAGATATAGTTAATCATGTAACTTTCAACTATACACATGACCCAAAACAGAATGCCTTTCTTCAAACCATGAGACTAACCCCCGATCCTTTAACAAAACATAACTATCAATTCACAAATTTAGATAGTCAACTATCCGCGCAAAAGTATGGAGTAATGAAGGAAACGATACAATCTAAGTATGTTTATGATAATAGTACAGCGGCGAAAATATGCTGTAATGTAGTCCGCTTGAAGGGTATCGCGGTTCGTACAGTTGAATATTTGGCTTCAGCTCGTTATGGTTATGTAGAAATTGGGGATATAATTGCTTTAAATGATGTAAACTTGTTTGAACAGGTTAGAAACGTTCAAGTTATAAGACGTGAATTTGTTAATCAGAATTGGCGTTTCACGTTGAAAATAGACGATTCCATGAGTAAAGATTTAATTTAGTTAGGTTATAGTTATGAAAGTAATTGAGCATAAAACATTACCGCCGATTCTTCAAAAGGTTCTTGATCATGGTTATGTAATCTTTGAAGATGGAGATTATGACCTTAATATCGTTGGTTTGCGCAATTTGAGCGATGAAAACAAGTTCAATCAATTTGATGATCGCATCTTTATAGTTTACAAAAAGGGCGATATTTGGGTTGAGGAAAGTGGAGCAGCTACCACAGATCCCGGTCGATATTGGCTGTTAAAGCCGGATTATAAGCCGTGCGCTATTATGAAACATCCACAGCAGGCTCGTGGTGCTTACAAGATAGGAAACCATAGAGGATACAAAGCACTTACCCAATGGGCAAGAGTTCAGTTTTGGCGCGATGGCAATAAAGATGAAGTACTAAACTATTCCGGTAAAGTTTACAAAGATGTTATAGGCTTGAATATTCATCGATCTAGCACCAGAGAGGGCGGTTCGGTCTATGTTGATAGATGGTCCGCAGGCTGTCAAGTATGGCAAGATTCACGTGACTTTGACAGGATGTTAGAGCTTTGTCAGCTACAAATTAACTCTTTAAATTACAGGACTTTCACTTATACTTTATTAGCGGAGTAATGTAAAAATGGATGCGGTTACAAGTGAATTCCTGATAAATACAGTTTCAAACACCCCTTTTATCGCTTTTCTCATTTGGCAAAATGTAAACATGAGGAAAGATTCAAAGAAACAAGAGGATCGTTTTGAGTCTCTACGGCTTGAAGCTATCGAGAGAGAAGAAGGGCAAAGAACGAAGTTTACTGCTGTAATTGATGGTTTAAACAAGGATAAAGACCAATTGGTTGAATCACTTGAAAAGCGGATAACACTGATTGAAGCTCAAATTAGAAAGCTGTTTAGTCTTTGTACAAAGATCCAAGAACAGATTAAAGCGCTAAGAAGTAAAGAGAAAATCACATGAAAATGTATTCTGTCCCACAGCAAATTAGACAAATTGCGCAAAAGGCAATTGACTATAATATGAGTTTACCAATATCAAGGCGCGCGGCTTACGTGAAGGATGGAGAGAAGAAAAGCGGAACAGGTATGAGAACAGCTAGAAGACTTGTATCCGGTAAAGTAGACGAAAGTCAACTGCGGCTAATGCGCGCTTGGTTTGCCAGACATGGAGCAAGCCCTAAAGAAGCTGAAGCACGTAAAGACAAAACGAGCAAAGCCCGCATAGCTTGGGATCTTTGGGGAGGTTCAGCAGGTCAAAGGTGGGTTAACTATACTCTAAAACAGATAGAAAAGGATTAGTTAAGTAAACCACTTTGATGTATTAAGCGCCCTATAAATTCACTTGACTGAGGAACAATCGCATTGCCCAGAGCTTTCAATCTAGCCACCCGATCGGAAACCCCATCACCCATTCGACAAAGTACGGGTTTAGGACAGGTCGTTTCTTTCCAGTAGTTTCCTTTTTTTCCATGAAATGATGTGTCCAGTTCTCGACATTGGATAATCCCTGTTGTTTTGAATTTGGACCCCTTCTTTTGTAGTCCGACTTTGTAGGGGTAGGCAACACAAAACCATCGTTCACGTGAATGGGGAGCGCCGAAATCCGCTCCACTTCGTATAATTGACCATTCGCAATCATACCCGATCTCGGTAAGTGATTCAACCACCTCTCTACCCCCCAATGAAAGGATAGCTGCAACGTTTTCAAGTACGACAATTCGCGGTCGTAGGTCGCTAATAATGCGATGGAATTCCCACCAAAGACTTGACTTTTTACCTTCATAAATACCCCTTCTAGCCCCTGAAAGGCTAATATCTTGACAAGGAAACCCACCGCAAAGAATATCAACTTTCTCCACATTACACGAGTTTACTTTCCTCACGTCATCGTAAATAATTGCTTCTGGCCAATGTTTCTTTAGTACCTTTTGACAAAAGCTATTCTGTTCAACTTGCCAAACTGTCTTAGAATTAGGGATTCCTCTTTCAAGCCCTAATTCAAAGCCCCCGATCCCCGAAAATAACGATCCTATTTTATACATAACTTAACTCAACTAAAATAATTTCAGTTGTCTTTGATGCTGAATAAGCCGGTTCTTAGCCGCTATATAATACTCGGGGTCAAGTTCAAAGCCGACTAGATCATAACCTAGGTTATGACATGCAAGTGCTATAGAACCGCTCCCAAGGTGTGTATCAAGTATTTTATCGCCCTGTTTGGCATATCGTTGCAATAACCATTCATAGAGTATTACGGGCTTTTGTGTAGGGTGAATTCTTTGCTCGTTCAGTTTCTTGTTTCCTTGTTGATAATTTGCCTCGTGTACTTGTCTAGATGCTTTCACACCTTGAAAAGCGCCGCACCAGAAATAGTAAACTAAATCCGTTCTTTTGTTAAAGCTTTGATAAGCTATTTCGCAATCGTATTGATCGCTTAAACCGTTCAGTTTATCCCAAACAATTCTACCTCCTTGCATATCAGGAAAGTAATTGCACCCCCAAATAATTTGATTCTTACTTACTCTTTTCAATTCAGTAAAGTATTCATCTGGAGGAATCGAGTTATCCCAATCTTTATGTTTAGCTGCTAAATGGTTTGTCTTGATGTGTGAAACATAACCATTTCTTCTGTCTACACTTATATCGGGTTTCTTTGATGGTTTTGAAGCCCCTATACCGTAGGGGGGGTCTACGATAGCTAGATCAAATTCATCATCTTTCATGGTTCTAAGGGCTTGTAAAGAGTCTTCATTGTAAAGTGTTATCATCGTTCGCTCCAGTCAAGTGTAAGCTGTCTCTGGTGCTCTTGAAGCCGCTTAGAAGCCCGCTCAAAATAATCCTTGTCTATCTCATATCCAACTAGATCAAAACCTAGGTTATGGCATGCAAGCGCTATAGAACCGCTCCCAAGGTGCGTATCAAGTATCCGATCGCCTTCTTTGGCATAGTTCTGTAATAACCATTCATAAAGGGCTATAGGCTTCTGTGTAGGGTGTATTCTTGGAGGGGCTAAACTATCCCCTAAAAGCGCCCCCGCGCATCTATACTTGAATATTTTTGCGTTTCTATCGAATGAAGTATACGCAAATTCACAATCGGCATGTAGTTTACTACTGATAATTTTATCCCAAACAATAAAGCCCCGATTATGTTCGCTCCATAGTTCAGTAAAGTAATTTCCTCCCCAGACAATAATATTCTTACATACTCGCCTAAGATGCTGAAAATACTCTTTTGAAGGTGCTTGATCATTCCAATTCTTTTCAGTGTAAAGATGATTATTTTTGCCTATATACTTGTTTTTACGTCTAGGAATTTCATTTAGTTTTCTTCTAAAACCTGCATAAGGGGGGTCTACTATACCAAGATCAAATTCGTTGTCATTCATGCCTTGAAGGGCTTTCATACAGTCTACATTATAAAGTTGAATCATTACTTACCCCCTTCAATCAAGTAACCATTAAAAGCACGTTTCAAGCGGAGTTTAGCCCTGTCAAGCGGTCCGAATTGACTCAAGTATTCAAATAGCCTTTTCGCATCTTTGCAATCTTTCAAGGCGGTGTGAGCACCTTCTTTAGACCATCCTAGGAACGTTCTTATAGAGTCAAGTGACAAAGAGTTTAGACCTAATGGTCTAAGATGTTCAAAAGCTAGATTGATAGTATCGATTCTTCTTCTATCAAACAAGGCTGGAGCGCCCGATCTGCTTAGCTGTTCAGTCAAGAAAGAATAATCAAAAGACACGTGATGACCTGCTAACATCTTGCCAGCAGTTAACTCTTGAATCTTGGGAAGAACATCTTTAAATAAGGGAGCATCAAACCATTCTTTATGGTTATAGTTATTTATCTTTAAAGACTGCGGATCTGCATCTTTGATTCTTTGCGGCTTTATTTTAGTCAAGTAAACTTGAGTATCCGTAATTAAGCATATCTCAATAATCTCGTGAAATATTGGGTTCAACCCGGTTGTTTCAATGTCGAGAAATACCAAGTTTTTTGTATCTATCTTCTTTTTCATGTTCTATAGTTTCCTGTTTTACAGCTTGATAAAGCAAGTGGAGATTATACGAAATAGGGCGCTTATTTAACTCACAAAGCCCTTCAGCGATCTTGATGAACGTGTTTAAAGAGATGCCCTTATCTTTGTACAAAAGCACGTTAAAAGTACTGTACTCAAGCCCTAGAACAGCGGCTAAAGCGACTTTACTTAATTGATGTTTTCGCCCCGCTCCAATTAAAAGGGCGGCTAAAGCTGTTTTAGGTTTTGGATAATGAATCTTCATAATTACGCCTTATTTCAAGGGTATTGTATCAAAATATAAGGTTATTGTCTAGTGTATGGACAATTATTGTCCTCTTGTATTTTACAAATTGTTAGCGTTCTGTTATAGTTGGTTATTGTTCATTTTGAGCAATGAAAACAGGAGTAATGTATGACTTTCGCCCAATGGCTACAAGGTCATCTAAACGAGAACAAGTTAACTGCGGCGGCGCTTTCTCGCGCGCTTCAAGTTTCACGTGTCTGTGTTTCTCAATGGTTATCT